GTGCGCTCAATCAATCTGGTCACGCCGCTGCCCCACAAGGGCACCGCCATGCGCACCACGGAGACCGCCGGCAGGGAAACTGCGCCGGAACGGTCCGGCGCAGTTTCCCTGCCGAGCAATCGGCAGCGCGACATCGATAGCGAGACAACGACGCCTCCGACGCGAGCTACGCCTGGTATCAGAACTTCAACAACGGCAACCAGAACAACAACCACATCAACAACCAGTGCCGCGCCCGCTCCGTCCGCAGATGATTACCGCCACCCGGCTGATTTTTCGTTTACCGACCTGGTCGAGGCCTACCTCGCCTGTCGGCGCACCAAACGCAACAGCGCCAGCGCGCTGGCCTTCGAGCAGCTGCTCGAACACAATCTCGCCACACTGCACGACGAGCTGACCGGCGGCACCTACCGCCCCGGTCCGTCGATCTGCTTCGTCATCACCCGGCCCAAGGTGCGCGAAGTCTGGGCCGCGCAGTTCCGCGATCGTATCGTGCACCACCTGCTCTACCGCAAGATCGGTCCGCGCTTCGAAGCCAGCTTCATCGCCGATTCCTGCGCCTGCATCCCAGGGCGCGGCACGCTCTACGCCGCCCAGCGGCTTGAAGCCAAGGTCCGCAGCCAGACACAGAACTGGAGCCGGCACGGCCACTACCTCAAGCTCGACCTCGCCAACTTCTTCGTCAGCATCGACAAGCGCATCGTCGGCCAACTGCTCGCCCGACGCATTGCCGAGCCCTGGTGGCGCCAACTCGCGCTGGACATCCTGTTCCATGACCCGCGCCGCGATGTCGTCACCCAGGGCCGCCCCGACGAGTTCGCGCGCGTTCCCGCGCACAAGAGCCTCTTCAACCAGGACGCGCACCACGGCCTGCCGATCGGCAACCTCTCCAGCCAGTTCTTCGCCAACGTCCTGCTCGACGCGCTCGACCAACACATCAAGCACGAGCTGAAGGCGCGGCACTACATCCGCTACGTCGACGACATGGTGCTGCTGCACGAGTCCGCCGACTGGCTGAATGCCGCCCGCACCGACATCGAGGCATGGCTGCCGGCGCACCTGCAGCTCGCCATCAACCCGCGCAAGACCATCCTGCAACCCATCGACCGTGGCATCGACTTCGTCGGCCATGTGATCCGCCCCTGGCATCGCACCCTGCGCCGCCGCACCTACCGCGACGCCATGCGTCGCGTGGCCACGATGCCGGCCGAGGATCTGTTCCACACCGCCAACAGCTACTTCGGCCTGTTGCGGCAAACCACCCACAGCCACGCCGACCGCGCAAGGCTGGCCAACCTGCTCCGCGATCGCGGTCACACGATCAAGGGCGACCTCACCAAGACCTACCGCACCCACTCACCAGGAGAACATCGCACATGAATGCCCCCGAAACCCTCCCCGCGGCCGTACTGCTGCCGCCCTCCAGCCTGCTGCCCTCGCCGACCAATCCGCGTAAACACTTTGACCCGGCCAAGCTCGCCGAGCTGGCCGAAAGCATCAAGGAACACGGCGTCATCCAGCCGATCCTGGTGCGCAAGTGGCAGGTCGGCATGGCCATGCCGCCGGGCAAAACCTTCGGCGACATGGCCGACATGAATGCGCACGAAATAGCCTGTGGCGAACGTCGCTGGCGCGCCAGCCAGATCGCCGGCGTGGCCACCGTGCCCGTCATCGTCCGCGAACTGAACGACAAGCAGGTGCTTGAGCTACAGGTGATCGAAAACCTGCAGCGCGAAGACGTGCACCCGCTGGAAGAGGCCGAAGGCTACGAGCGTTTGCTGAAGTTCCACGACTACACCGCCGACACCCTGGGCGACAAGGTCGGCAAAAGCCGCGCCTACATTTATGCCCGCCTCAAGCTGCTCGCCCTGGTGCCGGCCGCGCGGGATCTGTTCTATGCCGGCAAGCTCACCGCCAGCACCGCCCTGCTGATCGCGCGCATTCCTGGCGCCACGCTGCAGATGAAAGCCGCCACCGAAATCACCACACCGGACTGGCAAAAGGAAGTTATGTCCACCCGTCGCGCCGCCGAGCACATCCAGAACCACTACATGCTCGACCTTGACGACGCCACCTTCAAGACCGACGACGCGGAGCTGATCAAGAAAGCCGGCAGTTGCGACGCCTGCCCCAAGCGCAGCGGCAACGACCTGCTGCTGGCCGCCGACATCGGCAGTCCAAACGTCTGCACCGACCCGCCATGCTTCCAGAACAAGAGGGACGCCAACTTCCTGCGCCTCAAGACGCTCGCCGAACAAAGCGGCAAAGAAGTCGTCACCGGCAAAGAAGCCGCGGACATGACCTACAACGGCGACTTCAGCCTGCGCGCGCACAACCTGGCACGCCTCGATGCTGTCTGCCACGACGACAAAGACCACCGCACCTATGCCCAGATCCTCGGCAAGGCCGCCCCCGCCGTCACGCTGGTTGAAGACCCGCGCAAGAAGGTCTTCATCGAAGCTGTCGATACCCGCCAACTGGAGATCGCGCTGAAAAAGGCCGGCATCGGCAAGCCTACCGGCAAGACCGACCGCGCCGACAAAAACCACCAGCGCGACCAGGCCGAGCGCGAAACCAAAGCCAAAACCGAGAACACCTGGCGCGCAAAACTGTTTCAGGAAATCCGCCTCAAGCTCGGCGCGCGCTTCGCCGCCGGCACCTTCGACGAGACCGACCTGCGCCCGATCGTCATGGAAGTGTTCCGGCACGAGCTCGGTAACGGCGGCCGCGGCACCGACGAAATGATGAAGCTGTGGAACCTCGATCTTTCAGCCGATACGAATGGCGAAGAAGTCGAAATCAAGGTGCTCACCGACTTCTTCGCCACGCTCGCCATGCCCGCGCTGTGGCTGTTCCTGACCGACATCGCCCTGGTCGAGGATACCTGGGTCGCGCCATGGGCATTCAACAGCACCATCGAGCCACAACCCACCCTGCTGCTCGCCCAGGCCGCCCGCCTCGGCATCGACGTCGAGACCCTGCGCGAACAGCCAAAAACTGCAAAAACCAAGGCCGCGAAACCCGTTTCTCCCCCTTCCAATGCTGCGCAAGCGCCAGCGTCAAGCGCGCCCCCGGCTGCGCCGGCGAAGGCCCAAAGCCCCGCGAAGAAACCCGCTGCGAAAAAAGCCAAAGCAAAGGCAAATCCAGCGCCGGCGTTGCCGGCGAACGAACCGGCTGCGCCGGTTAAACCCATGGCCGCGTGGCCATTTCCGACAGGAGCAAATACCTGATGGCATCCGTCAACAAGGTCATCCTCGTCGGCAACCTCGGCCGCGATCCAGAAGTGCGCTACACCCCGAACGGCGACTCGATCACCAACATCACGATCGCCACCACCGACAACTGGAAAGACAAAGCTACCGGCGAGAAGAAGGAAGCCACCGAATGGCATCGCGTGGTGTTCTTCGGCAAGCTCGCCGAGATCGCCGGCCAGTACCTCAAGAAAGGCCGGCAGGTCTACATCGAGGGCGCACTGCGCACCCGCAAGTGGCAGGACAAGGAAGGCACCGACCGCTACACCACCGAGATCGTCGCCAATGAAATGAAGATGCTCGGCAGCAAACCGGAAGGGGCGGCCGCCGCACCAGCAGCCAGCCGCCCGGAACAGAGCGCCGCACCCGCCCCGGCGGCGACGGGCGGCAACTTCAACGACTTCGAAGACGACATTCCGTTCTAGCCATGACCGCGATCGCCCTCTTCGCCAGCACCTTCACCCTGGTCTTCCTGCTCGGCGTGCAGCAGCTCAACGTGCAGCACGGCCACCAGGTCGCGGCATTCTTCACCAGCCTGTTCATCGGCCTGAGCCAGCTCGCGCTCTACAAGATGGCGCCCGACGCTGGCGGCATCGAGATCGCCTGCTACCTCGCCGGCGGTCCGCTGGCCATCATCTGCGCCATGCGCGTGCATCCATGGCTGCGCAGGAATTGGAGCCGGGCATGACTACCGTCATCGAGCACCTGGGCATCAATCCAGGTAACGCGGAAACCAAGGCACCGTCGCCCGAGCTTTACTACCCGTCAAACGGCACCGAGGGCCATTGCTTCATGGAAGCATGGTGCTGCCACTGCGCTCGTGACAAAGCCATGCGCGAAGGCGCCGACCTCGACGACTGCGACGATAACGAAAAGTGCGACATCATCGCCAACTCGTTCATCGGCCCGGTAGGTCAGTGGATCTACGACGAAAAAGGCGTGCCAAAGTGCACCGCCTACATCGAAGCCGACAGCCCGATCCCGGTAGTCGATACCCTCACGCTGCCGCTCTTCTGATCATGGCTGACGAAATCGACATCGCCAACGACCGCGCCCAGGCCGACAACGAGCGCGCGATCGCCGAGGCCCGCGACAAGGCAAGCCAGATCCCGGCCGGCGTCTCCGGAGACTGCGATCTATGCGGCGACTGGTCCGGTCGCCTGGTGGGCGGCGCCTGTGCGCGCTGCCGTGACCGGTACCGGCTGCCCTGACCATGGCCATCCCCACCCTGCCCGATGAATTCTTCAGCATTGCCGAGCTGCAGGCCACCGCCGGCAGTCCGCAGCGAGCACGCATCATTGCCTGGCTGATCAGCAGCAGGGTTCCCCACGTCATCGGCCTGCATGGCTGGCCGCTGGTCTATCGCGATCGACTCTTGCCACAACACGACAGCGAGGCGCAGAATGCTTCCCCTACCCAGACCTTCGATTTCTCCGCCATCCATGCCACCCGCAGGACGCCCGCGCTGCGCTGCCAACAGAGACCTGCCACCGGGAATGATCCGGCGCGTGCGCGGCGGATCAACCCGGTACTACTTCCAGCATCCTGACGGCAGCCAGCCGCCCCTGGGCGGCGATTTCGACGAGGCCGTGAAGAAGTGGACGGCCATGCGCGTCAAGCCGCTCAACGGGGCTCAGGACGTCTTCTCGACGATCGCCAAGGAATTCCGCACGAAGGGCCTGACCGAAGTCTCGCCGCGCACCAAGAAGCGCCTGTCGGCAAAAACTCAGAAGGAATATGAAGCCGCACTCGACCGCCTTGAAGCCGTCTTCAAGGACGCGCCCATGGCCACGATCAAGCCGGTACACGTCGGCAAGCTGCTTGACGAACTGGCCGGCACGCCGGTGCTGGCCAACCGCATCAAGGCCACGCTCTCGCGCATGTGGAACTGGGCGCGATCACGCGGCAAGACGGACCTACCCAACCCTTGCACCGGCGTCGAAGGCTACGCCGAAGAAGTGCGCACAGTCCTGGTCACGGCGGAAATGTTCTGGGCGATCTACGATCGCGGCGACCAGGTGCTGCGAGACTGGATGCGTCTGGACATCGTCATCGGCCAACGGGTCAGCGACATCACCAGAATCATGCGCACAGACGTGGTGACTGACGGCGACAAGAAGGATGCACTGCGGTACCGATCGACCAAGACGGGAACGCTCGGCCTGATGGCCGTCGAGCGCGACCTGAAGGCGCTGATCGAGGAACTGAAGGAACGCAAGCGGAAGGCGACCGGCCCCTGGCTGCTGCAGACGGACGAGGGCCAGCGAGTAACCCACGCCATGTTGCGCAATCGATTCGACGACGCCAGAATCAAGGCGAGGGAAGATATTGGCGAAGCCTTCATCGACTGGCAGATGAGGGATCTGCGCAAGACGAGCCTCAACCAGGCAGCCACGCTCGAGGAGGCGCGCCGACGCGGATTGCATACCGACCCGCGCACAACCGCACGTCATTACGAGGTGCGAATCGACACGCTACCGGGATCGATCCCGATGCGGCCAGAGGAGGCGGAATTACTGACATCTGTCAGTAATTCAGACAAAAAAACGGGCTAGCGCAATGCTAACCCGTTGAAGTATTGGTGCTGTTGGCCGGAATCGAACTGGCGACCTACTGATTACGAAGCAGACGCCAAAACCCGACAAAACAGCGACTTAGTTATATTCTGTCAGTAATTCAGGCAGCTATTATACCCGCGTGGTTGCGCCGTTCTCGTTGGAATTACTGACAAGAATTCGCCGCCCACGCACCCCGCATCGACTCAGAGTCCTTGCGCTTCCCGAGCCAGGCCGCGTAGGCCGGACCATCGAACGCCACCAGCTCCGCGCCATGATTCGCGGCCAGGTCAGCGGCTACCGAGCAATGCGGACGCCACAGCAGCGGATCAAATCCTGGCACCGTGGCCCAATCGTCGGCGGACTGGTACCACACCAGCCGAATACCCTCAGCCGGGCCGTGCTGGGCCTGAATCTCGGCCATGGCGTTTTGAGCCGTAGCCAGCGCCTGGGCACGCCAGGCCAGCAGGCGCTGGACGGTTTCGATCACATCGGCCGGAATGGTCCGTTCGCCACGCTCCCAGAATTGCCACGAGCGAGGCGAAACACCGCCGATCATCGCAGCGGCCTCCTCGACAGTGAAGAAGAGCAGGCGCCGCAGCGCCTGCAGGGTGGCAGGGGTCATGTGAAGTCGGTCAGATCGCAATTGAGCGCGTAGCGTACATCACCGAAGTCGATCACCGAGAGCTGGCGGCGCTGATCGCCCTTGCGCGGCTGAACTTGACTGAAGGCCACGAATTTGAAGCCGGCGATCTCGCCGAACTTCTCGCGGGTGCACTCGTTGTAGCCGTTTGAAGATTGCACGAACTGGTCGATCGTCTCGTGCGTTTCGACCGCTTCGATCATCCACTCGCCGCCGTTGTAGTCGACATCGAACAGCTCGTTGTTGGTGGCGACTGCGAAGGCTTGAAGTTGTGTGTTCATGGTGTTCTCCTGGAGTAGGAACCGCCGGTTGCGATTCACTATGATTAGATCATAGTTCGCGTTTGCGAACAAGTCAAGTCCTTTCGAGAATTTTTTTGCAGCATCAAACCCCACCCACCGTCCCTGATCGCTCATCCCCCGGCTGGCCAGCTCCTCGCGGGCGATTTGGTTGAGGTCGATCTCGCCGCGCGCAACGGCGGCCAGGACCTCGACGTCGGCGATCTGGATGAATCCGATCTGGTCCACCGTGAATTCCCCGCTGGTGTATTGGCTCATGACCGACTCCCGGCAGCCGCCTGCTGGCCAGCCTGGTAGGCCGCTTCCAGGGCCGCCTTGAGGCGCCAGACGGCCACGTCGTGGAAGTCCAGACGGTCAGAGCGCTGCGTCTCCAGGGTATCGATATCGAGGGCGGTTTTGGCGATCTGCTGCAGGGTCTGGTCCATGGTGGGCTCCGGGCGCGTTGGCGACGTCGGCAGTAACGCTCTGGTGCCGGCACAAGTCAAGCGGTTCCAGTCAAAATAATTGCCCCAGGTCCGAGATCTCCCAGTTGGTGATCACCAGCTCGCGGCTGGCGCGGTGCGAGTCGGCGGTACCGACCGAGTAGGTGATCTCCAGATCGTGCATCACAAGGCCCTCGAAGGCCTCGCGGATCTGCGGGTGGTCGTTGATGCTGACCATCATGCGGCCCTTGATGGTGCGCATGGCGCTGGCCAGCGCCTGGTATTCGCTGAAGGGAAACGGCACGCCATAGCCCTCGGTCTGCCAGTAGGGCGGGTCGGCGTAGAAGAAGGTGTGCGCGCGATCGTAGCGTGTCAGGCAATCCAGCCAGGGCAGGTTCTCGACGGTGGTGCCGTTGGCCAGGCGCAGGTGTGCGGCCGAGAGGCTCTCCTCGATACGCAGCAGGTTGATCGCTGGCACCGTGGTGGAGGTGCCGAAGGACTGGCTTTCGACGCGACCACCGAAGGCGTGGTGCTGCAGGTAGTAGAAGCGCGCGGCGCGCTGGATGTCGGTGAGCGTCTCGGGCTTGGTGTCCTGCAGCCACTTGAACACCTGGCGACTGGTCAGCGCCCACTTGAACTGGCGGACGAACTCTTCGAGGTGGTGCTGCACCACGCGATAGAGGTTGATCAGCTCGCCGTTGACGTCGTTGAGGATCTCGACCGATGCCGGCACCGGGCGCAGGAAATAGAGCGCGGCGCCGCCGCAGAACAACTCGACGTAGCACTCATGGGGCGGGAAGAGTGGAATGAGGCGATCGGCCAGGCGGCGCTTGCCGCCGAGCCAGGGAATGATGGGTGCAGACATGGTGAGCCCTCGAATCTGGTAGGCTTCGGCCCGCCACGCGCGTGGTGGGTAGGCCTTGGCCAAGGCTCACAGGTGCATGCCTGTGGGTTGCGGCGGCCGGCGGGGTGGTGACACACCCTGCCGGTCGCCTACTCTTTTATCGACGCCGCCGTCGAAGCGCTGCCGATCGGCAGCGCAATATTCCGGATCTCATTTCACACAACCCTCCAGCGCCGTGCGTATCTCCAACTCGTAAGCCTGCCGCGCCTTGCGGTCGGCCCACAGCGTTTTGCCCAAGGTGAAGATGTCCTCGTCGCCCGTAAGCGTGTCGGCCGGGAATACCGGCTTGGCGGGCACCGGTGCATCGCACGCGGTGGCCACGGCGACCTTGACCGTACCAGGCGCGGTAGCTGTGCCAGCGCATCCGGCCAGCGCGATCGCGGACAGCGCCGCCAGACACATTGATTTATGTGCGCGCATCACCTTCCCCTTTCCTTGCGTATTTCGCCGCGCAGGTAGAGTTCGATGCTCTTGCACAAGTCGGCGGGATCGGTCGGCTTGGCGTTGAGCGCGCCGATCGCAGCGCCCTTCAGCGCCGACACTTCGCCCGATTGCGCGGCGAGCTTGGCCACCAGGTCGGCATGGCGGCGCTTGCCGGCGGTTTCGAGATCGGTCACGCCGGCCGTGCAGGCCTCCGCGGCGGCCTGAGTATCCTTGGCCAATTGCTCGGTCTTGGCGCTGACGGCGATCTGCTTGTCGCGGTCGTGAAACAGCCAGGCGTTACCGGCGACGGAGATAGCGAGCAGGATCGCGAGCAGGATGGTCGGATTCATATCACGCCTCGCTCGCACTGGTTTCCGCCGTGCCGATTTGCAGCACATGCGACAGAATCGGCACATCCACCGGCCAACGGTAGCCGGTCACGCGATCCTGCGGAAACGCCTTCACGCTCACGCTGTCGCCCTGGTTGCCGCCCAGCACCAGCAGTTTGCCCGCCGCGTCCATGCCGACCACGAACCCGACATGGCCGCCGCCCTCGCGGCTGAACACTACGATGCAGCCATGCTGCGGCCCGTCGAGCCGCACGCCCCAAGTGAGATAGCTCGCCGCCGACTCGAAGCGGCTGCTGCGGATGCCGGCGCGTTCCAGACAGGCACCGACGAACGCCGCGCACCACGGCACCTCGTCCGACTGGATGCCGCTGCGCTTGATCGCGCGCCACATGTCGAGGATCTCCGGCGCGTGGTCCGGGCCGTGTATTTCATGCAGCCCGACCAACGGGCGGGCGATGGCGAGCCATTGCGGATCGATCATCATGGTTTCTCCTTTCGATTGTCGCGGTCATGTCGGTGCCCGCAAAACATCGCCCAGCCACCGACGGCGATCAGCACAACGGGAAGAATCAGCGCGAGGATGACGACGGTATTCATCGCTCAGCCCCCCGCCCGGCCGATGCCGAGTGCGCGCTGGATGACGCGCTCCAGGCCCGAGGTTCCCAGGCTGGCGAGAGCGGCCGCCACGCCGATCTGCGCGATCGGCGGCACGCCAGGGAAAGCCAGCAGTACCACGCCCGCCGCCATGGCGATGCCTGCTGTGGAGAGGCAGCGGCCGATCACAATGCGCCGCGTCAGGATTTCCTTGCTGGCCAGAAGCTGGCCAAGGCCAGTCAGCGTGCCGATCAGGCCGAACAGAAGCGCCTGTGCGATGGCCTCGCGCCATTCGGTGGCGGCTTGGACGATTTTTTCAGGCACCATTCTGTCCTTTCAAGTGGGTATTCAAAACCAGCTCTCGTTGCCCTTCGTCATCCTCGATGCACTGCTGGCAGTGATCCATCTTCCAGCCCTGCCAGATGAACAGCAGGTTGATGACCACCGCCAGCGGGTACGCCAAGATGCTGATGAGCACTCCATGATCCCCGCGCAGGCACTTCCCCACCCGCGATGAAAATGTCTCGTCGGGATCACCGCCGATGATCGTGTTGCACAGTTGATCCACGGCGAGGAACAGGTTGTGGAAGTACTCGTACATCACACGTTGAGCGGCCACAGCGCGGCCTGCGCTTGTCCAGCAAGGATCAGCGCCTGAGTCAGCTCGGCTTCGGTCACCGGCGTCACGGTGTTGTCGGCCAGCGTCCAGACGATGGTCGGCACGCCGGCGGCGCGCAGGCCGAGGATGGCGCGGGCCATGCGGGTCTGGCTTTGCTCGTCGCCGTCGAACGTCTTGTCGCCCACCGTGACGGCGATCGCGGCGACGGCGGCGGCGCGGGCGACTTTGGCGGTGGCTCGGGTATGTAGTGCCGCTCTATTTTGATTGATCGTAATCACATAGCCTCCTGCGGGAATTCGTTGCTCTCTGCGCCAACGCCGTCGGTGAGGGTGGCGACATCAACTTCCCATGCCGCGCGGAAGGTGCGGTCGGTTGGAATGTCGGCGACATCGACGATCTTGTAAGGCTTGCCCGCCGGCACATCCTTCTGCGCGATGGCCTCGATCCCGTATTTATTGAGGGCTTCTGGTGACGGAATAATGATGACAACGCCGCCTGCGTTGTTTTGAAAAATAATGCGCGTATTCATCGGGGGTCTCCTTGCGGTAGTAGTTAGCGGAAGAAGGCAATATCAACGTAGGACCAATCAGTTACCGATCCGCCGGAGTTGATGGTCCGCACCCTGGCGGCAGACGCCGTCCGAGCGTCGGTGCCGTTGTAGGAGTTGAAGACCGACTGCGTGCTGCCGACAATGGCGTAATTCGCATCAGGCAGTGCCGCCGTGAAATTCACGGTGTAATCGCCGGTCCCGTGGTCAGTAATGCTCGACACGTTGCCGCTACCATAAATCGAAACAGTTCCGGTGCCGTTGAAAAACACCCATGCACAGCATTCAAACATTGGAGCAGACTCGCCGGTGTTCAGTGCGCCGGTGATGCTGATCGCCGTCATGGTGTGCACGCCGGACTGTGAGCCGGTGGTGTTGATCGCGGCACCGCTCTGCGTCGCGGCGAGCTGGAAGCTGTTGGCGTCTACCGGAATTACAAAGTAAGTCGTGGCTGCCGCAAGGCCCGTGGGCAGCGCTCCGGTGGTGGAGAGCTGTACCTGCTGCCCCGCCATCAAGCCGTGGGCATTCCAGGTCACCACGCCCGGTGTGGCGATGGTGATGGTGACGGTCGCTTGCGCATACACATCGACCGAGTAGGCCAGCTTGTCCTTGGCGCGCGCTGTGGTCGTGAGCGTCGGCGCCGTACCCCCGGCGAACTGCCAGCCCCACTGGTAAGCCAGCGTGCGGCTGCCGGTGCTGTCCTGGTAGATGTCGATCGCGCCGGATTGGCCGGCGACCAGGTTGCTCGGATTCGCCAGGGTGCGGTTGCCGCCGAGCTGCACCCGGTACTGGTTGGCCAGTGCGAAGTCCGGCGTGATCGTCGCGCCATCGGTGAGTACGACGTAGGCGCCGCGCTGGGCGGCGCCGAAGGTGTTGGCGACGTTCTTCTTCACCGTGTTGGCGTCATACGCCTGCACGTCGGTGCCGATGACCAGGCCGGTGGCCAGGCTCATGACATCGATCCATCCACTGTTGGCGGTATTTCGGCGCTTGAGAATGCCAGCGGTAGTATCGGCCCACCATTGGTGGGCGTAAGCGGTAGCCGGCGCCGTGGCGCCGCTGCTGTTGGCTACCAGCGCCGCGAGGGCGTCGTTGACGTCGGCTCGAAGGGTGGGGAAGTTCGCGTTTGCGATGATCATGTCATGTTGCGGCATGGCGGGGTCCTTTAGGCAATTTGCTCAGCCGCGACGCGCAACTGAGTGATCTTGATGGTGTAGTTCAGGTCGCCGCTGGTCAGGCGGGCGCGGAAATCAAAGCCGCGGGCGACGAATTCGGCGGCGTCGAGCCGCTTCCAGGCAGACCACGTCGGGGTGCCGGCGGGGTCGTCGTCGGTCTCGCGCGCTTCGACCCAGGCGTCGACCGGCGCGCCTTCGGTGCCGTCGAACAGCCCGGCGGCATCGTCGAACAGCCCGGCCGTTTCGTCGAAACTGGTCGATACGTTGACCGCCGAGGCGGCGATCAACGAGGTCAGGCGAACGCGCGACACGACGCCCAGGTCCATGCCGGCCGCGAAGTCATAAGTGCCAGCTGCTGCCACGCCACCGAAGTAGTCGAAGAGGCCGGCGGCATCGTCGAAATTGCCCGTCGCGGCATCGAACAGCGTGTCGCTGCCCAGTTGCAGATCGACGCCGTCGACGTAGGTGCTGGAATGCGTGCCAAGGAAGTCGTCGTCCTCCTGCACCGATGACAGCGTGCTCCACGCCAGCGCGGTGGCTTGTTTGGTGCTGATGCTGGCGGCGGTGACGGAGGGCCGGCCGCCGCTGTCTTCAGCCTTGAGCAGGTAGGTGCCGGCCTTGAGCGGCAGCACCAGCACGGTGGCCGTGCCGGCGCCGGCTTCGCCGATGCCGGTGCTGGTTTCCCATGTCGCGCCGGAAAGGCTGGGCGAGTGCCGCGCACGAATCGCGCCGCCCTGGCGCACATCGAGATCCGGATGCAGCGCGAAGGTGAGGATGGCCAAGCCGCCGGCGGCCTGGATACCCAGCCCCGTAATGTCCGCTGGCGGCGCTGTGAGGCCGAGGATTTCTTTGGCGCGGGTGGCGGAATACGCAGACGAAACACCCATCGAATTGCGGGCGCGGACGCGGAATTCATACTGCCCCGGCGCGATGTCGTTGATGTCGATCGCCAGCGCGGCGGAGGCCGGCAGCACTACCCACGCGCCCCCGGCGACGCGGTACTCGGGCAGGTAATCGCGCACGAAGGCATCGGTGACCGCCGCCCACGACATCGTGGCGCGGGCCTTGACGCCCGCCGATCCAGTGGTCTCGAACAGGGCTTCGGCGACGTCGGGCGTGCCGGGGGCGGCGACGGTGTAGGGGTCGGGCAGGTTGGTGTCCGGCGCGGGGTCGACAATGGTTTCTTCGCCGGAATTCCAGTCGAAGACGCTCGACGCCGTTTCGCGCAGCACCATGTCGCAGCCGATGCGAATGCCGTCGTCTTCTTCGAACACCAGCCCGGCCTGCTCGACTTCGAAGACCTTTTCGGACCAGCCCAGCAGGGTGAAATCCAGCTTGACGGTATCGCCAGGCTGCAGGCGGTAGCAGGTGAATTTCCCCGGCCAATCGACACCGATCTGCTGGCGCACCTGCTCCAGCTCGATCTTGGCGATGCGCTGCGCGGTGGCGGCGCTCTTGGTGAAGGGCAGGTCCAGCTCGCGCCAGGAGCGCTCGCCTTCGTCTTCAGCGAGGTAGGTGGCGTTGGTGATCGGCGGGAAGTCGGTCGACTGCCAGTAGTTGTCTTCCGAGACGTACAAGCCCTTGACGCCGTTGGCCAGATCGGCACCAGACAGCCGCGGGGTGATGTGCGGCACGGCGCGGACGTCGCCTTCATTCAGCGTGATGGTCGGCGTGGCGTAGGCCGCCGGATGCAGGCGCCAGACGCCGCCGATGTAGCGCGCCTTGCCGGCGTTCGCCGTCAGCATCCGCCCCAGCGGGGTGCGCGGTTCGGCATTGACGAAAAAGCTGCCGTTGAGCGTGTAGCGTTTTTCGGTGCCGCCGGCGGCGAGGTTGACCGGCTCGTCGTCGATGTTTGCCGCCGCGATCAGCTGCGGCTCGTCGATCTCGACGGCATAGACGGAGCCGAGCCCGGCGGGGGCGTCGCAGAGGAAGTCGGCCTGGCACAGGCTGGCGTTGTCGCTCCACACCTCGGTCGCGGTGCGCGGGTCATAGACCTTCTTGCCCTTGATGATGGCGGTGATGTTCGGCAGGCCGGTGGGGAAGATGTCAGGGCTGAAGGTGAGACGCACGTAAATCTTGGTGCGGCCGCTCTGGCGCCAGGTGTCGGTCCACTTGCCTTCGGATTCGGCCACCAAGTCGGGGAAGGGCTGGCCGGCTTCGGCACCGAGCGACTTCTTGATGCGCACGTAGCCGGCGTAGCGGCCGGTGGCGTTGCCGTCGACATCGAGCGGCACCACCTCGTCGTTGAACTGGATGGCCTCGATCTCTTCGCAGACATGTCCGGCGAAGGTGATCACGATGTGGAGCTTGTCGTCCGCGCTCTCATGCATGAAGGTCAGCGCGCCGGGCACGCGGTCGCGGCCGTAGATGTACCGCCAGTGCGAGATCGGCTGGCGCACGGTGACCAGGTTGTCGCGCAGTTCCTGGACGAATTGCTGCTGGCCCTGGCTGGTGTCGGAGGAATCGGAGAAGGCGGCGTTGACCGCCATGGATGTCAGGCCGCCGGCCACTGCGCCGAGGATTTGATTCGCCAGCACAGTTTCAAATATGGCGGCGCCGACCACATACTCGGAGACAGCTGAAGCGGCCACCGCGGCAACAACAGAGGTAGGCATCAGCCGATCCTCCACGAACACAGCAGGCCGGCATGCTCGATGCCGACGGTGAGCGGTCCTTCAGCGGCCATCAGCACTACGTCGCGGCCGACGCAGACGCCCAGATGGTCTTCGCCCTGCTCGTCGCGGTACAGCAGCAGGTCGCCGCGCAGGGCCGAGAAAGTCGGCGCTGGCGACACGGCGAGCGTGGCCGTCACTGCTTCACCCAGTGAGGGCGCGATCTTGGCGATGGTCACCAGCGCCTGCCGCTTGGTTTTGTAGCCGCGTTTTCCACTAAAGCGCGGCCAGAAGTCGACGCCGGTCAGCGCCTCGACGGCGGCGCAAGCCAGGCGCAGGCAATCGTTCTCGCCCAGCACGTAGGGCCGCCCGGCGGCGGCTTCGATCACGGCGGCGAGCCGTGATTCCCATCCGTCGCGCCTCATCGCCGCCCCCAGGTGAATTGTGTGTCCTGCAGGCTGGGCACTTGATCGAAGCCCTTGTCGCCCGGGAAATCGATTTGCTGGTCTTCCGAGGTGTAGCGCCGCTCGCGCCGGCGCGAGGCGTCGATCAGGCGCGATTCGTAGGCGACGGAAATCACGGTGTGCGACGGGTCGGGCACGATGTCCGGTTTGTCGGCGCGGCCCTTGAAGCACAAGAAAGGATCGGCGATCAGCGCGTTGTTGCTGTCGAGCAGGCCAAGCCAGACGCTGCCGGATTTGCCGCGGCGCACCTGGGCCAGCGCCACCTGGATGAGCGCCGGCAGCTCGCCGTTGAGCGAGATGGTGAAGTTGATTGCCTGCAGGGCCGAGACTTCCTGGATGGCGGATATCCGCAGCATCTGGCCGCTGCCGGTGAAGGTGTTGCCGTTCCAGACCAGCGAGCCGTGGCCGGAGAACAGGCGCACGGTGCCGCCAGCGAACTCGCCCTCGTAGAGGATCAGCGGTCGCAGATTGCCGGTGGCCATGGCGGCGAGCATGCCGGCGGTAAGTGCGCGCGCCATGATTACAAGGCCTCCACGCAGTTGAAGCCGAGGCCGATGGTCATGGCGGCGCCGATGTCGTAGCTGCGCGAATTGCCGGCCAGCCGCCACAGGCCCTTGGCATTGCTGACCACGATGGCCTCGTTGTCGGCCGGCGCGATGCGCGGGCCGGGCCACAGCTCCAGCGTGGCGTTGCCGCTGCCGTCGCTGTTGGCATCCTGCAGCAGTTTGTGCAGCCGCGACGACGTGCTGGTGCCGAGCTGTATCCAGTCGCCGGTTTTGAGGATGCCGGTGGTGCTGATGGTCCAGCCGTCGGTCAGCAGGGTGCCGCCGGTCTGGGCGGCACCCTTCACCAGCGGCGTGCCGGTGGCGACGCCGCGCGGCGTGGCGCCGATGGGGTCGCCCATCAGGAAGGTGCCGCGCCGCCCGCGCAGGGTGGCGAGGAAGGCCACCCACTGCTCGGCATCGGCGCGGGCCATGCGCCCGACCTGCACCGCGGCCTCGAAGCGCTTGCCGGCGTGCTCGAAGGTCTCCTGCGAGAGGGTGAAGGGCGATTCGCCGACGCCGACCACGTCGACCATGGTGATGGTGACGCCGGAGATGCCGCCGACCGAGGGCAGCGAGAGGGGGAAGGTGATCGCCATTACCCGCCCCGCACGCGGGCCTGGCCCATCACGTTCAGGGCGCGCCGCTCGATGGAGCCGTTGACCGACATCACCAGTTGTTCGAGGCGCGCGACGGCTTCGACGGAGGCGCCGCGCATGTCGACGGTGAAGTGGTTGCTGGTGCCGCCGCCGATCAGCTTATTGTTTGGCGTGATATTGCCGGAGGCCCCCGGCGTGAAAAGCTCCGGTCCGCGCTCGCCGACAATATAGGACTGCCCGCCGGAGACCGGGCCGCCTTCGGCCTTGAACAGATTGCCGAAGTCGATTTTCCCCAGGGCACCACTGAGGGCGTTGCCAAAGGGTTCGGTGATGCTCTTGCGCATGATGATGCGGCTGATGTCCTGCCCCAGCGAGCGGATCACGTCGATGGCTTCCTTGCCGCCGACCACGGCGTCTTCGAAGGCGCTGGTAAACGACAGCCCCATGTCGCGGGCGAAGTTGCCGTTCTCTTTCATCGCTTCGCCCAGACCGTTCATCTTGTCGATGGCCTTGTCCATGGCCTCGTTCACCGCCCACTCGGCTTCGAGGGCCTGGTCGGTGCTCAGCAGGCCGTTGGCGCGCAGATTGTTGATTTCGTCGAGCTGCACCCGGTACTGCTGCAGGGGGTCGGCCATGCCGATGTATTTTTCGCGCAGCTTGTCGAGCGCGGCGGCCTCGGCTTCGGCGGCCTTGTCGCGCTCGTCGAAACCGGCGCGCTTGGCCTTTTCGTTCATGACAGCGAACTTGAGGTCGAAGTCGCCTTCCGGGTCGAAATGATCCTTTTTTTTCTTCTTGTCCTTGTCGTTTTTGGATTCGTAACCGGCCAGGCTCTCTTTTTGCCGCGCCCGCAGATCGCGGGCGTCCAGATGACTGGTGCCGGACCACTGATCCTCGGCGGCCTGTCGCTGAATGGTTTTGTAGTACTTCAGACGCTGCTGCGCGGTGTCGATGCCGACCTGCACACTGGTGGCGCTGGCGCCCGCACCGAACTTCAACTGGCGATCACGATCCGCTTCAAGGCTAGCGATTTCCTCCTTCAATTCCTTGATGCGCTGCCCGGCATTGGCCTTGGCATCGCCGATGCCCTCGCCCAGCCCGCGCACGCCGATGCCGGTCAAGGACTGAAAGAATCCATAACCGGCATCGCGCGCGGCGTTGAAGTTCTTGATGACCTCATTCAGTGCGCCGACCAGCGGAACGGCCAGGCTGCGCGTCAGATCGTCGGCAGCCACTTTTACCGCGCCGAGATTCTTTTCAAACTTCTCGGCGGCGGCAGATTGTTCGGTGGTGACTTTGGCCACCAACTCGCCTTTTTCAGCGAGGTCTTCGAGGTAGGGAATGGCCGCAGCGCCGCTCTTGCCCAGCAGGTCGAGCATGAGCGCAGTCTTGGCGCCGCTGTTTTCGTACTTGTTCAGCGCCATCGCCACCTTCAGCATGGCGTCGGCGGTGTCCATCTTGCGCAACTCTTCTGCCTTGAGCCCGAGCGCGGCCAGCGCATGCCCCGCACCCTTGGCTTCCTCATCGCCACCCGCCAGCGCTTTGGTCAAACGCACCATGGCGCCTTCGACCAGCCCGATGTCGTGCCCGCCGATCTTGGCAACATCTGCCAGGGCGGAAAACTTTTCGACGGTGGTGCCGGCCTTGGCGGCCATGTCGTCCAGTGCGGCCATGGCGCCGACGGCGTGCTTGACGATGCCGATCATTCCCGCGACTGACACGCCGACGCCGATCAACCCAAGCGCCGTCACTGCGCGGCTGGCTGCCGTCTGGACATTCTTCATGGCACCATCGACGGTGCCTTGAACTTTGGCCATGTCCTGCGACAGACGTGCCACATCCGCCCGCATGTCGATCAGCAGGCTGCCGATTTCCGTTGCCATGTCAGTCCTTGTCGAGGATCGCGCGGACGGCGCGATCGGTGCGGATCAGTGTTTCTGCTTCCCAGCCGGTGAGCGGCTGGCCGGTGATGCGTTGCCAGGCGGCGATGTCCTGCCAGCCGATGACGGCGGCGCCGAAGCCGGTACCGCCGCGCCCGGCATCGAGCTGCAGGTAGATCTGCCACAGCGGTTGCAGCGACACCGGCAGGGCCGGTACATCCAGTTCTTTCGGCCGTTGCCGCGTGGCGCGGGCGACGGCCTTGAGGTGATCGCGCAGCGGCTTGCCGTCGCCTTGCGGCTTGGCCAGCCGTGCTTCACCCTCCGCGTGTGCGATCAGGCGGGTGCGGAGGTCTCGATAAAATTTTCGGCGCGCGCCGCTTCGTTGAGCAGCTGATTCACCAGCCAGCGCATCGGCTCGGGGCGCAGCAGCTCGCGCACGGCGGCAGCGGAATACACCAGCGGCGCGCCATCGACCTTGATGCCTTCCCATCCGAAGACGATACGGGCGAGGAATTCGATGGCGGCTTCGTCGACCAGCTCCAGCGCGGTGTCGCCATCGAGATCGTCACGGCCGCGATCGGCGCGGGCAATGTCGAGCCGCGCCTGGCGCCGCGCCGGGTGGTCCGGGCTGGCGAGCGTGACGCGGGCGCCGAGCAAGTCGCCGGTGACCGGGTGGCGCAGATCCACCGTGGCCTGCAGCCGGCTGCGGATGGTGGCGAGGTCGACCACGTCCGCGCCGGAGAAAGTCGGCGCTGGCGATACGGCGCACGCGTCGACAACGTACTGCCGCGCGAAGACGCGGCGCCACAGACGATGCAGAAGGTTCATGCCGTGCTGTCCTGCACTACCAGCGTGGTCTGCTCGCTGCTGATGCCGGAGCCGCCTGCGCTGTTGTAGAGCGCGGTGAAGGGGAAGGTGGCGACCAGGCCCTTTTCGCCGTCGTCCTTGCCAGCGCCGCCGACCTTGATGCGCGGCAGCACCAGCGTCAGGAAATCGGCGGCGGCGGCGTTGCTGGTGGTGAGGGCGACGACCAGGGTGATCTCGTCTTCGTCGATAAAGTTGTCGCGCAGGGTACCGTCGGTGAAGTAGGCAGTGAATTGCCCGCCTACGACAACACGGCCCGGCAGCAGCGCCGGGATGGTGTTGGCGCCGACGACCGGGTCGCCGCTGTAGCCGCCGGCGATGTTGAGCGAGAGGCCGGTGCAGATGGCAATCTGCGTGCCCCCGACCAGCAGCGCGCCATTGACGGCGGCGACGATGCCGGTGGCGGTGGCGGCCGTCGGGCTGGTGTAGTAGACGCTGCTGTCGGTGGTGATGTCCTGGCCGATGAAGCCGAGATCGATCTCGGCCATGCCGGTAGGCGGCAGGTTGATGCCGACGGTATTGACCTTGCAGCCGCGGAACAGCTCCGACTGGCTGATGTCGGAATACCAGTGCTCGATGCTGTAGCTCAGGTCCGTGTGGCTACTCGTGGGCACCCAGGTTTTTTTACCGACAACGGTCAGCGTGGCGCTGGCGATCGGACCTTCGGCCGTCAGGGCGCTGGCGTTGAGCACGATGCCGGTGATGACGGTATCGGTAACGCCCGTCACCAGGATATTCTTGTTGAGGTTGCCAGCAACAAAGCTGCCGGCGGTGAGCCGCACTACGTCGCCGATCTTGATGCCGCCTGCGAGGAAATCGCCGGCGGCACGGGTAATGGTGTAGGGCCCGCTGCCGGCGACGGTGATCGACATGCCGGTGATGGCCGTGGTGGCGGCCCAGGCTTTGCGCAGGGCAGCGGCAATGAAGTCCTTATACGTGCCTGGCGACAGCTCGCCCTTGATGTTGCCGCCAACGCGACGCACGCCGTGACGCATGTCGGCGATCTGCATGTCGGCGCGGATCTCGCCGGACTGGTAGGTGTCCTTCGACAGATCGAGGGTGGAGGACACCCGGCGCAGAACCTGGGCGCCGGTGGCACCGGGCGCGGTGCCGAAGGCGGATTCGACTTTGTAACGCAGTTGCTTGGCAACGCCGGCGGCGATGGTCATGATGATCTCCAAAAAACAAAACCCGCCGAAGCGGGTCATGGGTGGTGAAGCGGGCGGTGAAAACGTCAGCGCAGGTACTGCACGATGAAATCGACGGGCTGCTGGAAGGTATCCACCAGCGCGTCGTAACTGCGCGGCCCTGCGCTGTCTTGCAGAACCGATTGCACGGTGATGCCGCCGATCACGCCGCTCTGCTTGTGGCAGGCGGCAATGACGGCGTCCTTGATGGCCTTGACCCCGGCCGAGGTGGTGGCCAGGCAATTGACCTGGATGCGACCGCTCATCGGCTCGGTGCCGGTGGTGATGTCGATCGGCGGGCGCGGCAGGTCGGACACTTCGACCCAAACCACGGCGGGCAGCGGATCGCCTTCGGGACGCGCGCCGGAGTACAGCCGCGTGGACACCAGCGCGGCGAGGCCGCTGCTGGCATCGAGCAGGGTTTTGATGACGAGTTCGGCGCTCATTTGCCGGCTTTCTTGAATTCTTTCGGCAGCCGGGTGCGGATGTAGTCCGCCATGGCGTCGATGGCCTGCCGCCACTTGCCGTCGAAGGCGGGCCGCATGAAAGGCTTGGCGCGTGCGCCGGGGTGATCGACGATTTCCTTCATCAACCCGGCAATAAACAGGCTCTTGCGATTCTTCGGCTTGATCCAGTGGCGGGCGGTACCGAACTCGA